TGCAACTGGCCCACAGGGTATTCAAGGTCTTAAGGGTGACAAGGGCGATACGGGAGACACTGGCGCAACTGGGCCACAGGGTATTCAGGGCATCCAGGGTCTTAAAGGTGACAAAGGAGACACAGGAGATACTGGCGCAACTGGGCCTCAAGGTCCTACTGGAGATAGCTCAACTCATTACCACTACAACACTCGAACTAACACCACAAGCGGCGACCCAGCAACAAACCAACTTGGTTGGAATAATGCAACTCAAAGTAGCTCTACTGTTTTGCGAGTCAATCACATAGACTCAGATTCACAAGATGACAGCATTTTTCTTCATTTGATTAACCAGTACGACAATCTTATTATTCAAGACAAAAACAATGCGGCTAATTTCCAAACTTGGGAAGTATCGGGGACACCAACACTAAACGCAACTTGGGATGAGTTTCCAGTAACTTTAGTTAATTCAGGAGGTACTGGCACAACAAACTTCCCTAGCAATCATCCTGTCATTTTGATTATTGTTTCTGTTGGAAATGTTGGACCAGCTGGTCCTACTGGGGCTACTGGAGCCACTGGTGCTACTGGTGCTACTGGTCCTCAAGGTATTCAGGGTATTCAGGGCGTCACTGGTGCCACAGGTGCAACAGGTGCAACTGGTGCAGGAGTTGCAGCTGGCGGAACTACTAACCAGCTTTTGGCGAAAATTGACGGCACTGATTACAACACGCAGTGGGTAAATGCCCCCAATCCTAGCGTCACTAAGGTTCGTACAAACTTAGTTACTAATCCAAACTTTGAAACTAACTTAACAAGCTGGACAAGTGACTACGACACTTTAACTAGAGTAAGCACAACCCCGCAAACTGGTTCCTGGTGCGCTCGCTTGGAATTTACCGACGGAGACAACTCCGCTTACTATTACAATAATAATTTGACTATTGGTCAGACTTATAGCGCTGCTGTTTGGGTTAGATGTGAGTCTTCAAGTCAAACAATTCGAGTTCGACTAGACGCTGGCGGTGGAACTTCTGAAACGTCAGCCACAGTCGGAACAACTTGGCAAAAGATTACAGTTTCAAATGTTCTTGCTAACGCTTCTTCCACTGCAAACATAAACATTAGAGGCGATTCATTGGCTCCCTTCTTTATCGATTCAGCAATTATTGAATTAAGCTCAACTTTTACAGGTGACTTCTTTGACGGCAACACAACCGATACTGCAAGCATTGATTATGCATGGACTGGCACAGCAAATGCTTCAACATCCACTGCTACCAGCACTGTCACTTTTGCAGATGCAGTAAACACCTTAGATACAAAAGCTAACATAGCTTCTCCTACCTTTACTGGCACGGTTTCTGGTATTACAAAGTCGATGGTTGGTCTTGCAAACGTGGACAACACAACCGATGCTAGCAAGCCAGTATCTACGGCACAACAAACGGCATTAGATTTAAAGGCTAACTTAGCTGGGGCTACCTTTAGCGGATTAGTCACAACTAGCGAAGGTATTACAAACGCTCAAGCAAAGGTTGCAGGAATTGTTTCTGGATATAACAGCATTTCTGGTGGTCCTCAGCAAGCTAGCAGGGTAATAATGTCTGCGGTTTCGACATCAAACACTCCAGTAGCAAGCGCAGCTGCAACTATAACCATAGCCAGCCCCGCTGTTGTAACAAGAAGCGCTCACGGCCTCGCAAATGGAAGCTTTGTTTACTTTACCACCACAGGGGCCTTACCTACTGGGCTTGCTATAAATACTGGTTACTACGTTATAAACTCTGCTACAAATACTTTCAACGTGTCTCTAACGCTAGGTGGAACTGCGATAAACACTTCGGGAACCCAATCAGGCACACACTCTGTATCCAGACAAACGGCACCACTTAGAAGACCAGATGGAACTGCTTTGCAGGTTGGCGACATATGGTTTGGATTTGTCTAGGAGTTAATTAAATGGCAGCTAACGAAGTAACTTCTGGCTCTCGTGCCATATTGCGCATAGAAGTTTATGTAGAGCAAAACGACCCAGCAAATAACCGAAGTCTAGTAAGGCTTATTGGTAGCACTAGGGACGGAAGCACCACTCTTGGTGGTACTGGTACTGGTAGCTGGAACATAGGCATCGATGGTGCTGAGCGCGGTGCTGGTTCCTTCGGATATAACTTCACTGGTAACTCTGGAAACAACTATGTTTACTATAACGCAACTGAGTGGCTAACTCACAGTGCAACTAATGGTAGCAGGACCATATCGGCTTACACAAACTTTAACTGGTTTAACAGCTTTATTCCAGCTACTGGTGTAAGTGTTGGATTAACCCTTACGGATTATGAGCTTTCTACTGGAAACATATGGAACGGAACTGGTTTTGTTAAGGGCGTTGCTTACATGTGGAACGGAACAGCATTCGTTCAAGTAGTTCCCAAGTTGTGGGACGGCTCAAACTTTATTGGTGTTTAATTCAGTAATCACTCTTTATGATAGAATAGGTCTATAATGGCACAGAGTGGGTCAGCGGAACATAATAGATAGGAAAATAAAATGACATGGTACCCAAAGGTAGCTAGTATTCAGGATAACGGATTTGGCGGTTCTCGTAACGGTAGAGCAGTTAACGGAGTTGTAATTCACCACGTAGCTGGCACAAACGGACTTAGCTATGTGGCAAACAAAAACAGCAGAAACTCTCACCCGACCTATCACGTCTCAAACTCAGGTGCTGTAACAGGGATTGTAAATCCAGAGCGTAGGCCCTTCTCAACGGCTGGAGAGCCTGACCCTAGTGCTATTAGCTTTGAGATTGATAACTCATCCATAGGTGGGGACTGGCCTATATCGCCAGCTGCACTTGACGCATTGATTGATGTTATTGTATTTCATGCAAGCATTTCTCCTAGAGCCAACCGAGGCTTTGCTAAGAACATTAAGAACCAAGTTCAATCAGAATTTTTTATTGCTTGGCATCAGCAGTACGTAGCAACAGCTTGCCCAGGACCCTTTGTAATCTCACAACTTGATTACATTGTTGCCGAGTGCAACAAAAGAGCCAACCAAGCAGTCGCACCTGTTGCACCAGTTATTCCAACCCCACCACCCGCCAGCAGAAAGCCAAGACTACTTAGATTCTTGAAGCGTGGGTCAACAGGCTCAAATGTCAAGTACCTTCAAAGCGTTCTAGGTATCAAGGCTGACGGCATCTTTGGTCCAATAACAGATGCTAGAGTAAAGCAATTTCAGCGTGAACAGGGTCTTAAAGTAGACGGCATTGTAGGCTGGATTACTTGGGGCAGACTTCCGTAATCCAAGTTAATTATTCAAGGTAAGGTACAATAGAAACATGGCTCAGACACCAGACATATATCCTCCAAATTACGCAACTGCAATTGGGCAAGTTCGTTTGCTTATTCCAGACACAGAGCAACTTGACAACCTAGCCAACCCATCTGTGGCGGATGCGTATATTTTTGATGACTACCAGATTCAAGCCTTCCTAAGTCTATACTCTAATAACGTAAAGAGGGCGGCTGCTCAGGCTAAGCTTGTGCTTGCTACCTCTGAGGCACTGATAAACAAAGTTATCCGTACAGCCGACTATACAACTGATGGTGCCAAGCTTGGTGCTGAGTTACGTGCTCAGGCCAAGGCTCTTCAGGATGAGGCTGACAAAGATGACCTTGCTGACGCTTATGAGACTAGCTTTATTGTTGTACCTCAAACAACTAAGTGGGATAACAGTTGGCTCTAAATACTAGAGGCTCTGTACATCCTAAGTGGCCTACGCATAACCAAGGCGTTGGCTACGGACTCATGCTTGCTTCTGTGCAGATTTATAACCCAAGTTCTGGAAGCCAGCAATACAATGCAACCACCAACTCTTGGACTGGTAACGTAACTGCTCTTTACACAGGCAAGGCTAGGATACAGCCAATCAATGCAGTCAACGAAGTTAACGATGCCTATAACCCAACTTTCATTAAGACTGTTAGGGTGCAAATTGCTTACAATAAAAATCAGATAACAGGCGCAACTGCAGCAATGCCAGACATTAGACCAAACGACAGGATGAAAGTAACATCCTCTCCATTTAACTTAGCCCTTGAAAAGTTTGTTTATGTTGTTACAGATGTAATGAACTCAAGCAACTCTTGGGAAAGAACGTTAATCTGCAGAGTTGACTCAGAGCTAGACCCAACGGTGACCAGCTAATGCCATCGAGGTTCCCGTCAATAAGTGCAAATGGTAGCGTTGGTTACGAGACTAGCGATAAAGAAGAGTTTGATAATTCTCTAGAATTTAGATTTGATTACAGTGATGTTGATACTACCGTGAGGGAAGTTAAGAAGCAGCTTTCTGATTTGGGTTACGAAATACATAAGACCTTTAAAGAGATGTCAATACCAATAAGTAGAAGTGCAAATAAGCAGTTTACTATCTCTCCTAAAATATCAGGTGACCTTGATAGGTCAACCGCTGGAATAATGAGATACGATATTGCCATGCTTGCAGATGGTAAGAGAATTGCAGATGCCCTAGCGCCAGCAATGGGTCAGATTGGTCAAGAAGGAAAAGAGACCATGAAGAAATACGCCAATAGAATTGACACTGGATTAATGAATAGTAAAATCTTCTACAAAACAAGAAGATTGAAAAGTTCTTATGTTGTAACAATTGGTTGGACAGAGCTTTGGTACAAGTACTTTGGTTTCCAGGAAAACGGAACTGAAAAGATAAACCCAATGCGCTCTGTGCTTAGGACTTACATGGAAATGTTGCCAAGATTTAGAGAGTTTGCCAGCAAGTTCATTTTAAATTACAAGAGAACTGGAAAGAATTCTGGAGGTGTAAACTACAGATGAGCCTAGACCTATTATCCGTACAAGACGCAATTGTAACTAAGATTAATGAACTGGCCCAAGATGTCTACGAGACTACGGCACCAGATGATTCAAAGCTTAGGTTTGATATTAACGGAATGATTTTGCCATACATAGTTGTAGAATTTGCAGACATGTATGACGATACAACTGCATCAGGAATACTATCTAGTAGGTATGACGTGAAGTCATCTTACATAGTTGTCTCCTGTGTTGGTCCTACCCAGCGTTCTGCTAGGCAGGTAACTCAGTTAGTAAGAGATAAACTTACTGGCTTCGCACCATCTAACGCTGGCGAATTGACGCTAGCTGGCGGTGGACTATCCTATACGGTTGCAGACTCAAAGCCCAACCGCTTTGTCTCTGAAATTGGGTTTACCTTTAAGGTGAACACCGTATGGTAAAATAGAATATAGTATGGAAGGATTATAATGGCTTTCGCTAAAAACACACGTACTGGCAAAACTACCAGTGTCCCTGAGCACTACCTTGGACACCCAGTTTTGGGCAAAGACCTTGTTGCAATTGATGATAAGGTTGAGGCTGCACCAAAAGAAAAAAACAAAAAAAATGAATCTACTAGCTTCTTTAAAAGCAAAGCAGTAGAGGAAGTCCAGGAGCAGCCTGCTCCAACAATCAAATTAGAGAACGAGGAAAACGAAGATGCCCACTAAGCTACTCCGCCCTAACGTTGGTATTTATGTTGCTACCGCAGACGCATTTGTTAACTACAAGACCCCAACGCTAGCCGAAATTACCGCAGTAACAAAGGTGTTTAACATTTCGCCAGCAGTTACTGACGATTACACACTGAACATGACCGAATCCGACAGCGATGACTCACTAGCCATCGTGGACAACGCATCCGTTCAGACACCAACCTACTTTAACTACGAGGCATCTCTTGATGGATTCCGTGATGAGAACCCAGCAGCAGCCTCAGTTTACAACAAGTTCCGTGACTTGTTCAAGGCTCCAGATGTAAAGTACTACCTAATCAAGCGTGTTGGTTACGCACACAATGCAGCTTTTGCTGCTGGACAGCTAGTATCAATCTACGGCGTAAAGACCGACTTCCCAGTCGAGCTAGTCGGAGACGGCGAAATGATTCGTGACGGTGCTCGCTTCCTAACTACTGGTGAAGTAGCAGTTAACGTTGCAGTCACCGCTGGAACAATCGGAACTGGTCCAGAGCTAAAGTCAATTGTTGGAACCAAGACCACAGCTAACGGTAAGATTAGAGTTTACTGGGTCCCAACCGCAAACATTACTGGAACTGAAGACGCTTGGCTTGCAGCGCCAGACATCACTGACTTTACTGCAGCTGGCTCAGTTGACCTAACCTCAGCAATTGCTTGGGACTCATACGAGCTTGGCTCGACTGACTCAAACAAGATTGATGACCGTGGAATTGTTGACGAAGGTGCAGTGCAAGAGCGTGGATTCGCTCAGTTCACTGGCTCCCTAATGTTCTTCCGTGGAATTACATCTGAGTCATCTGGTGCTTACTACAACGCATTTGAGGCTTTCAAGGCTGCAACTGATGGCTCACGCCCAGTTGGATTCTTGGTAACTCGCATTGGAATACCTGCAACAACTGCACTCGCTGCTGCCCAGACCGTATCTGCTTACAAGTTTATTGCAGACGCTTTCATGGACAACACCGAAGGTGAAGACTCTGTTAAGTTCATGGTCAACTTTGCCCCTCAGGGTAAGCTTGGCGTAAACGTAGCAACAGTAGCTTAACTAATATAGACTGGTTGGGGGGAGTTTTGCGCCCATTCACTCCCCCCAATCTCTAATTTTAAAATGGCGCAAACGAAAGGCGTAAAATGAGCGAAGAACCAAACGAGTTCCAAGAGGTCTTAGACCTTGTTGAGGATGCACAGAAGCCAGGCAAGTTTAACCTTGGCGAATTTGTAAAGGGTAGGGGCTACCCTCAAGACACCGTAGAGGTCTACGTTGATGTCGAAAGTGCCTATGAGCTGTCAAAGCTAAATGATAAACTTGTGCAGACTACTGACACAAAGGAATCCGAGAAGCTTGAAGCTGAAGCAAAAATTCTATCTGACAAAATCCTAGCATCTAAGCTTACTTTTAGTATGCGTGGTATTGACCAGAAGCAAGTAGAAAACATTGAAGACAAGTCTAAGAAAAAGTTTGACGATAATGACTCTGACTGGATTATTGACTACATGTGCGAACTTGTTGCGGCAAACATTGTTAGCGTCACTGACGCAACTGGCAAAGTTGATGAAAGAGTTTTTACTGGCGAAGATGTTGAAGAACTTCGTTCTTACCTAAGCTCTGAAGCTTGGGAAAAAATTGTTGCAACTATGCAAAAATTAACCCTAGCCACTGGCTACTTTAAGGGGTTAACTGATGCAGGTTTTTTACAGAAGTCCTAACCTGGGACGGTAACAGGCAGTATATCGTAAAGATAAAAGCTGCACTCAAGGTTGGGATTAGACCCACTGCTATGTTGTTTCACGAACAGCCCAGCCAAGACTGGACAGAGTTTGACTTTATGCTAATTGAAGCACTCCAGATTCTTGAGGACGAAACTTGCTCAGAGTGCGGCAATCCCATTTGGGTATGCAGAAACGAAACTGCAAGTAACATTGGTTTTAAGATTAAGATTACAAGGTGCTTTGCAAAGGGCGAACTAGAAAAATGGCGAGATAAACAGGACAAGAAAAAGAGTAAAGCAAACCACGGTGAGCTTCCCTACATAGTATCCTATACTTATGATGATGGCCCATTGCCATCTAGGTCTAGCTATTATAAGGGCCTATCAGATAAGATAGAATGAAATAATGGATAAGCAACGCTACGACATAATGATTGGCATGCAAGCTGGAGAGCTTGCAGCTGGCGTTAAGTCGGCAAAAAAAGACCTTGGCAATTTAAAGCAAGCTTTCAAGGATACGCTAGATGTTTTAAATACATCACCAGAACGCTTTGGTCAGAAGCTTACAAAGGAGCTTGAGACTGCTAGAAAGAAAGCAGCTCAGCTAGTTGCAGAAGTAGAAAAACTTCAAAAAGCTGGAAAGGTAAGCCTAGCTGGTACTGGCGCAAAGGGAACCCAGGCTACTGTAAAACAATCATCCATGCTTATGGCTGGAGTTTCAGACACACAGTCAGCAATTCGTGCAGCACAGCCTAGTCTCATAGATTCAACTCAAGCTAAGATTAAGCAAAAAGCACTCTCTGAGTTGCAGAACAAATCTATCACGCTTAGGTATGCCCTTTATGATGTGGCCTCAGCGACTCAGCAGGCCTCTCAAGCTTTGATGCAATATGCATCTGCAAGCGTAATGGCGGCAGCTGCCCAGGAATCTGCTTTCTCTCAAATTCAAAAAACTCTTATTGGAGATGTAACCACAGAGCAACTTGAATCTCTGAGAAAAGAATTACTAGCCCTCTCAACTACAATACCAGTTTCATTTGCTGAGTTAACAAAAATAGGTATGCTTGGTTCTCAGCTTGGTATTCAGGCTGCTGACATAGCTAAGTTTACCGAGGTGGTTGCAAAGTTTACGGCAATTACTGGAATGTCTGCTGAAGAAGCATCAATGGGTTTTGGTAAGTTACAAAATCTATTGGGATTAAATGGTAAACAATTTGAGTCCCTTGGCTCTGCAATTGCTAAAGTAGGTGTGGAATCAGCTGCTACTGAGCAACAGATTATTAATACCGCTGGTCAATTTGCAGCAGTAGCAAAAGCTGCAGGTCTAAGTGCTTCTGAAATTATTGGACTATCCGCATCATTCGCATCCCTAAAAATTGCACCAGAGGAAACACGTGGGGTTATTGTAAGAACCTTTAGCGAGATTAGCACAGCCGTTGCTAGCTTTAGTAAGGTCACGGAAACTGGAAACCAAAGGTTGCAAAGATTTGCACAAATTTCTGGAATGTCAGCTAAAGACTTTGCTGATGGATGGTCAAATAAAGACGGTGGAGCATCGAAGGTATTTGAAGAGTTTGTTCGGGGTTTATCCGACAGCGACATACCAAAAGAATTAAGAGCAATTGGTTTAGACGGCATTAGAACATCTAAGGGTCTAACTGCACTGGCGGGAGACGTTGATTCAATCTTTGGCAGTAGAGATAAGATAGGTGCTGTTGGCGAGCAGATAAAGGGTACAATTGAAATTGCAAGAGAGGCTGGTCTAGAGGGTACTTTCCTTGACGTTTCTTTTGGTGCAATCGTAGAGGACCTCACATCAAAACTTGAAATGCTCAAAAACTCTTTTGAGAACTTACTTGCTTCCGCAGCTGGTGACGAAAGTTTTATGAATTTAATTGGCGGAATAGTTGACACTATAACAAGATTTAACGATGTACTTACACGCGCCTCTGAAAACAGTGAATTTTTTAGAGGTTTTGTTCAGGCTACAATAGTTATATCCGCACTAGGTGCAGCTTTTCTTGGTCTACTTGCAATATTTGCACTAAGCGGTGCTGGCTTTGCGGCAATGAGGACAGCGTTTGTTTCATTACAAGCAATGAACATTAGCTTTAGCGGCTCAGTACTTTTTCTAAAAACTCAGTTAGCAACACTAACTGGAACTACAGCTGCAGCAACCACTGGGTTTGTTGGTATGGGTGGTGGTGCTACAGTTGCCGCTGGTGGAGTTGGCCTACTATCTAAAGCACTTAGTGTATTTAAATTAGCACTAGCAGCTACTGGTATTGGTCTTGCTGCAGTTATTATTGGAGAGATAGCCTCAGCTCTTATTCAAGCCTCAGATGCTTCAGAGGGTTCAGTAGTTGGACTTGATGCAGTAACTGATGCTGAAGAAAAATTAATAGCAGAAACTAAAGCAGCAAAAGAAGAGCTTATGGCCTTTATTAAACAAGGTCTTGAACCAATTGCAAACTCAGTTAAAGCTCAAGACTCTCTATTTAATTTGGGCAAAGCCTTAAAGGAAAACGGTGCAGCCTGGGACGAATACAGCGTAAGCGGAAGGGCAAACATAACAGCCCTTCAGTCTACAATTGAATCTTACGTAACGGCTTTTGGTGGAGACGCTCAGCTATTAGCTAATAACCTTCTTGCTCTTCGTGAGTATATGATTCAAATGGGTATGGGTGGTGCCTTAGCTTTCGACATGTTAGACATGGCAATTGCCGAAACTGGTGTAGTTGCACAGAAAGCTGTTATAAACTTTGCTTCTTTGGATTCTGGATTTAAATCAGTATCCACTGGAGCTGGTAAAGCTCAGACCGCTTTGGAAAAAATGACAAAAGCTTTTGAAAAAGCTTTCGAAAAACTTGATGCTACTACCGACCTAGAAACTTCCTTTGATTCACTTGGTAAATCATTAGAAGAAAACGGAAAAGCAGTAAACAGCTTTACTGATACTGGAAGGTCAAATCTTAAATCACTTCGTGATGTAATCTTTAGCCTAAAAGATAGCTTAGCTGGAAGTCCTCAATCCCTAGCAAACAACCTTGCATCTTTACGTCAAGCGATGATTAGACTAGGCATAACATCTCAGACTGCATTTGAAATGGTTGACCAAGCAATAAAAGCAACTGGTAAAAGCGGCACCGCAACAAGTGATGTAATTCAGGCTATGGTTGATACCATAAACGAAGCTGGTCAAGCATCTAAGAAGCTGACTACAATTACCGATTACGTTAGTGACCTAGCCTCTGTGCTTGATGATGCACTTAATAACAGATACGCAAGACAAGACGCAAGGGACTCAATTAGTAGCGCTTGGGATGCAATTGCTGAATCTGCAGAGACAGCCAGAAGGTCAATTGATGAAGCCAACGCCTCTATAAATGAAATGGGCGCAAACAAGTCTGTTCTAGAATACCAGCTAAGAATCGCAATTAGATATGGAGACACCCTTCGTGCAGAAGCATTAAGGGCACAGATTGCAAGAACTGAATCGGATATTGCTGAGAAACAACAAGAAATTGCAGATGCTCAGCAAATAACAAACAAGAGCCTGGTTGGAAACAGTAAGTATGCAATAGAGAACAGGTCAACTATTCGTGGTCTGGTCAGTAGCTATAACGAATACTTAACATCACTTGCTGCTACTGGTATTTCCTCAGAAGCCTTAAACACAAAAGCTGCTGAGCTTGCAGATGAGTTCTTGGCTCAGGGTGAACAGATGGGCTTTGCAAGAGAAGAGCTTATTGATTACACTGACGCATTTAAAAAAGACTTTACCACTATAATAAATAACCTACCTAAAGATATAGTACTAAAAGTAAATACTGACCCAGCCAAGCAAGCTATTATTGACTTTGTAAAAGATGCAAATGCTGAACTTGCAAGATTACTTTCAGCAACGCCAAGCTCTCCAGCTCCCGCACTACCAATAACGCCAAATCCTGGTAGATTTGGTGGAGCTGGTGGAGCTGGTGGACCAGGCTCCCCTTCAGCACCTATACAAGTAAGTGACGCTGACAGAGTACGTGCAAACATGGGTGACTCCAGGGTGTCTAACGAGGTCAGAAGACTTGCTGGGGCTACTAGCGGAACCGCTGATTCTATGGAAAGAAAAATTAACTCATTCCTTGCAACAATAACAACAGCTCAGGCAAATGCAATTTTGTCTCTTTTGACAGCTCGTGGTGGCGGTGGTGGCGGAATCGGCTATTTAAAGTTAGCCAGCGGAGGTCTAGTTCAAGGCCCAGGAAGTTCAACATCAGACTCTGTTCCAGCAAGACTGTCAAACGGAGAATACGTTCTAAGGGCTAACGCTGTTAAGTATTACGGCACAGATTTTATGAACTCACTAAATCAAATGCAAGTTCAGATGGGTGGTTCTGGTGGCGGAATGGGTGGTATGGTATACTTATCTCCAGAAGACAGGGCCTTGCTAAGAAACGCTATTGACAGGCCAATCTCACTATACACAGAAAACGCCAAAATTGCATCTTCAGCTAATGCTGGAAACGTGCTACTGGCACAGAGAGGCGCTAGATAATGGCAGGTAAAGTCTACTTTGGCAACGACCAAAAGCAGCTATGGATAAATGCCCCTCAATCGGGCATGAAAGCCTCGTCAGCGGGTTATATTTCAGAACAACAACTTCTTAGCGGAAGTACTTTTGTAAGGCGTTCTGATGCCTCTCACAGGCGTTTTGAGATGTCTTGGGTGGGGTCAATAAATGCACCTAACCTAGAAGACAGCCTTCAGGTTATAAAAGATTTTTCAGATGGGCTATACGGAAACAGCAAGCTGTTCTGGAACGACCCATATGCTACTACTAGCAACCTTTTTTCTCCAGCCTGGGCCGCACCTTTCATGTCAATCGAAACAGACTGGGAGGCAATTTGCCCAGACGCTGCTCCTGTGACAAAAGAAGTAGTAACAACCGCTAGCATATCTGGTTTAGTGGGTGCCAACACGCAAGGCTATCCAGCTCAATCCGCAAAGTTCACTGCTGCGGGTGCGCCAACAGCGGAAAGTGAAAGGGTTACATTTTACATCCCAGCAGGTTACACGCTCTGGCTTGGTTTTCATGGTCAGCATGGTGTGACTGGAGCTGTTCGTGCTCAACCATATAAAAATGGTGCGACTGGAACACTAACTACGATTACTCCACTTGGTGTAAACTCAAGCACTAGAGTCAACACTTCTTTTTCTAGCACAGTTGCAGACAAGGTTGAATTTTATTTAGCCAAGATAGCTACAGCTTCTTGCACCTTTCACATTAGTGGCTTAATTGCACAGATATTGCCAACTGGGACATTTCCACAAACTGGCGAATTTCTTTCTGGTAGGGGAACTACTGGCCTGCAGTTTGCTTCATTTCCAGAAATAGAATACTACTCAGCCAACATCAATGATGGACAGATAGGTATGTCTGCAACATTTGCGGAGGCGTAATGCCAGTAAAATTAACCAACGTATCTGGTAATGGTTCTGTAAAACCAAACAGTATTATCAACTATAATTACTCGGAAGAAGTTACCTCACTTGAGCCAAGCTCTTCTGCTGGTGCAACAAGCCAAGTAACTATTACCGCACTTTCTGCTGATGGAGAAACTGACCCGTTTGTAGACAGTAAACTATTAATCAACAATGAAATGACACTAAGTAACGACTTGCTTGGTGATGTTAAGTTTACAGTAAAGAGTGTTTCAAAAAACTTAGACACTACTTATATAACTGGTGACACGATTCAGTCAAGGCTAAACTCAGAAAGACAATCACCTCCAGTTGGAGGAGCTGGTGCTACTCTACTTACGGCAATAGAGTTTTACTGCGAGTTAGTAAATGTTACCCCAGTAATTGACACAGCCTTTAGAACCGAACTATCGGCTGTTCCAGTAAACTTTATCGGCTGGAAGGGAATTGTCTGGCAAAAGCTAAAAGAGTTATGCTCTGGAGTTAGTGCAAGCACAACGAACAATGTTGGTATAGAAATGCTAATTGTAGAAGATGACCTTGTTTTTAGAAAAGCTAATCAACAACAAAAAGACATTAAAAGAAACTTGATATCTGAGTCAATAAACATAGAGTCTTTTGAGACTACCGAGTCTGTAAGTGTATTTAATTACAACACCTCTTTTGGAACTAATAAAGTATTTTACGAGTTATCTAACTACGATAATTCTAAACCATTAAAGGAAAGATTTAACTCAAGCATTAGCGACTCAATGCAAGTAAATCCTGGTGAGGTTCTTAGAAAAAGGTTTACAGTAGACGTTAGTTTTACAGACTTTAATCAACCAGTATGTGTTGAGCAAATATCTAGAACATTTCCAGACCCATACGTAAGTGGTCCTATAAGCGGCACACGTGGGGAGTATGTAATTGTTGGAGTGGATAATTTGCCAATTAAACCAGAGCAGTGGACTAGTAACGGTGGCTCTGTTATTCTAACAGACATAGATGAAAGCGGGAATGGGTTACCTGCTGGACAAATAGACTTGGTTATTACAGCACCAAAACTTACTGGTTTGCCTAGAGCAGCAGATGAAACTCAAACGGCCTTTGCTCCATACAAAATTGGAGTAGAATCTTCTGGTGACACAGATTATCCAGCTCTTTGGCTAACTGGGACTGGTGTATTCTATGACAAAAAAGAAACTGTTTTTCTTACTGGCTCATCATCTGAATACACCTCAGCCGCAGCAGCGCCAACGATTGATAACATATTTATAACTAACGGTTTTAACTGTAGCACACGCGGGGTGGCTGCAGCTCAAAGGAACTGCGGCCCTGTGCTGACGCTAAACCAGCAGGTGGCTCAGGGTGTTATCTTTGGAGACGTAGGCTCTATGACTCAATTTGAGCTAAACCAGTACAGAATAGAAACAGCCAGCTTTACAGATGCCTCTACAAATCTAAAAAGTTCTCCCAATCTGTCGTTTACTGAGTGGAACGCAATTTGGTCTGGTAAAACTTTTAACAATTTTAAAAGCGTAGTTAAAGACCCAGCTTTATATCCAAATGAAGCCTTAAAGTTTAATGAGTTTACAGTAATACCAAAGATTGGAGCATAATGAGTAGCGTATTCCCATACAGCAATCTGCCAATTTCATCTCAACAATGGGGTAGACAAATTCAAGAAAGACTAGAGCTTTTAGAGACCGAAGCTGCTAAACAAAAAAGAAACACTAACTCAGCAGACTCGCAACTACAAGCCTCTTACAATAGACTAGATGAAACCGTAACAGAAATTGAAAAACTTTCTGAAGTTGACAGTAAGTATAAAGTTAATCTTGATAATTTAACTGGTGAAATTTTAACATCTCCAAGAATTGATTTTCAAATAACTAACCCAACAGAAAGAGTAGAATACCCAGAGAGAATAGTTTCTAAAATTTACAATCAAAGCGATGGTTTTGCCAGCAAATCTGGTATTATAAATATTGATGGCTCTCTCGTTTCTTCTAGTGAATTTATTCTTAGGTATGCAATGGTTCTAGAAAACCTACCAACATCTTTTCCTTCGGGCGGTGCGCCCATACCAGCAAGTCCAGTAATTATTAAACCTAGTTTAATTATAAGCGGTCTTAGTGGTGGCGGAACTACTGGTGCTTCGATTGATAATACTGGTCAGGTCATTAGAACAACGTCTTCTGAAAGGTATAAGCAAGACATAGAACCACTACAGGTTAATTACAATGAACTTTTATCGCTAGAGCCTAAAAGATTTAGACTTAAAAACGAAGCAAGTAATGATGAGGATGCAAGATACTATCCTGGCTTTATAGCTGAGGACTTGGCGGAAACATCTCTTACTGATTTTGTTGCTTATACCACAGATGAAGATGGTAAAAAAATACCAGATGGTGTTTACTACGCAGAGTTATCAACGGCATTACTATCAGCAATTAAACATCAAGATGAATTAATTAAATCACTGTCAAGTAGAATCAAATCTCTTGAGGATAAGGATAAGGTATAATAGAGCTATGGCACAAACATCAAGGGGAATAACCTACCCAACATCAGGTGATAACATTGCTCCACTGGAGACTCATTTTGCTTCGCTGGCTGGAACAACTAATACTGCAATAGGCGTTGTTCAGGCTGATGTTGATTCAGTTGATGCTGACCTACAAGATTTTAAAAGTCAAGTTTCCCTTCCAGCATCTGGTTCATTTTCCTTTACTGGACCAAGCGATACATCTACTGCTGTAAATATAACGGTACCATTTCCATCTGGATATTTTAGTGCTGCACCAGTAGTTGTTGCCTGTATCTCTGGTCCAAGCACCGCAAGTCCCCACACTGCCACAATTCACAGCGTAACATCAAGCCAGTTTCAGGCTAAAGTAGTTAGAATCAGCGGAACTACAGCGCAAAGCCTTGCTTTAAAATGGATAGCTCTATAATAACGAAAGAAGACAAAATGAAATTAAACCCAACACCAGAACAGCGCAGATGGATTTACGGAATCATCGTAGCAGTTGTACCACTACTAACTGTACTTAACATTGTTTCGGGGGATGTTGCTGGACACATTATTGCCATAGCAACAGCAATTCTAGGCTTGAGCGGTTCCGCCATGGCATTTAGAAATGTTCCAACTGGAGACGACAAAAAGTAGTTTAAAATGCCAGAAGATTACACAGAAGTTCTAGTTGCTATTGGGCGCATTGAGGAAGGTATTAAGTCAGTGCGTAGTTCCATCGAGCGTCTAGAGCGCAAGTCCGATGCACAGGATGTGCAGATTACAGAGATTAAAAATGATATGCAGGACCTTGAGCTTGACGTTCAGAAGCTAGAAACTCAGCGTAGTCAGACTAAAGAAAACTTAGCTCTATTATTTGCTTTCATTGCACTTGGAGCAACTATGTTTAATCTTGTTATTTCAAATATGTAATTACAAAAATAATAAAACCCCCAGCGTAATTTACTGGGGGTTTTATTTTTGCCCTTTACTTATCGTCTAACTTAATCCTGTTTACCCAAGCCTGTCCTGCTGTGCCACCCCAAGCATCCCAAGCAACACGGCCTGGTGATGGGTATCCTTCTTCGCCTGAGTTAAATCCTGTTGCCTTCTTGTCTCCATTGTGTCTTGCAAGGTACGACTTCATTCTTGCAACCACATCTCTAGTAACACTTCCGCCAGCAGCTAGCTGAGAAGCTCTACGTCTGCCAGTTGAGGTAAATCCACTTCCTGCTTTACCTTCGCCAATCCACTTTAATGCTCTCTTTGCAGCAGACTGCACTCCAGCTGGCACCTTGTAAGTTTCTGCTTCGCTCATGGTAGCTTCACGAACACTAACTAATCCTGGTGGGATAGCTGCAAATCTACAAGCGCCATCTTCTTCAATGTCTTGCTCAATTGCTGAACATTCAATATCTTCGCCCTCACCCATGTGAAATACACAGTTGCCACACTTGACACCAATCTCTAGGTTTGGATTATTCTGTGCGTTGTCATAGCCAGCATTGATTGAGCTACCCTCAGACTGGAACTTGCCAAACTCCTCTACAACCGCTAGCATTGCGTCAACAAGGGCCTTTTCGTCACCAGAAGTCTGGTCGTATAGGTCTTGGCTAAATTCTTGTAGTCTTTTCATTTGCTACCTTTCCAATATACTAGTATACCTTATCCATTAAACTCTATTGTTGTCTTCTTGTCATTCGAGTAAAAGCCATCCCCCCTAAAGGATATACCCCTTACCTCGTAAAGCCTGATAACTGGGAGCTTGCAGTCTGTACAATTGCCCATTCTGGACTCCTCCTGCATACCCCTAGTTTCGCTATAAACCTTCAAGCATTGCTTGCACTTATAGTTATAAATTGGCATCAGACCACAAATCCCTTTCATTCAAAGCTTGACATATAGCGCAACCTTTTTGCTTGCAAATTGAATCACAGTGGATGCAAGCAAAGCTACCTTCAACGTTCATCTCATAAACGTATTCATCACAGGAGCATATGTACTTAACGTTAATCTCTATATCCTCCTCCTCGTCATACATGGTGGAAGTCATGTATGACAAGGAGTTGCGGTTGGCTTTATAAAACGGGCCTTCAGGATATTCAACAGGCTTTGACTTTAACTTCTTTATCTCACCCTTGATAAGAAATTCACCTAGTCTATTATATAGACTTATAAGTAGTTTTCTCAATAGCTTTATCTCCTCTGAGCCACTTGCCACAATCGTTACACTGGAAACGCTGGTAGCTAGCAGTGATAGTCCTAGAGAAGCCTCTGCGTTGCAGGCTAGTAGAGCTACAGTTGCTACATCCACCCTCTATACCATTATACAATGCCGAGTGTGGGTGGTTCTTAATCCAAGGCTTTAGTATCTCATAAAGGTCAATCAACAGGTCAACGTCCTGAATCTGATACTCTTTCATCTTAGCCCAAGACTTCTTGTCATCAGCCATACAACCAACCCAGAGGTCAAAACCTGAGTGCTGAACTTTAGCACCAACACCAAGTGTTTGAGCCACATAGTCGAGCTTGTTAGATGGGAACTTAAACTGAGACTTCACAACACGCATCAAGTCAAGCTCTTTATAAGGAGATGGTGGCAAGTAGCCGTTCTCCAAGAACTCTCGCTTGATATGCTTGCTATCAAATGCTGCTGAGTTCCAGCCCACTAGCACATCAGCTTCTTCCATAAGCTTGTGCAGTTCATCAAGCATTGCCTTCTTACCGTGGTGGTGAACGGACTTAAAGTTTACCTTTTTCTCACCGTACCACCTAGCACCAAAGCAAATCACCTCGGTTGATTCCATTAGCTGATTGATTGAAACATTCTGTTGCCATAGCCCCCAAACAAACGCTAAGTTGGGGCTTGTTTCTAAGTCAAGAAATAGTATTTTCATTATCTCCAGCCTTTCTCTAGTGTTGGCATATGTTTTGAATTTCTCAAATGGATTACCCCATGCCTGACAGCATCCATTGCGTGTTCTTTTCCTGGAATATAAAGACCCAGCTTCTTTAGCCTATCGTTGTCACACAGTGGCTTTAGCTTTGGTTCTTGATATATAATTTCTGTTGTTGGATATAGTGCCTCAAGTGCACCAATGATGTACACAGGTGAGAGGTCAGCTCCATAGATTCCTTCTCTTAAACTAAAGGATTCGCAAACAATCTTGTCAATCCTCCAGTCATCGAGAACGTCCCAGTGAAAGTCTAGGAAGCCCTTTAGCCCACCCTTGACCTGACCTACTTTTAAAATCTCTAGCTCTTGTTTATCGCTTACTTCCATAATTGTGTAACCAGTAGTACCACCTGGGTCTAGACTAAGAATTACTTGTTCCAAGATTTTCCTCCAATTCATCTAGGTATACCTGATAAGTGGTTCTGTTTTTAAGCATCTCACGCAACTGAAAGCATTGCTTAGAAAGTGGGTAGACTGAGCCGTTAAGATACTTCTCTGCGTGAAAGTTAACTGCAGCCAAGTCATATTTTACGTTGTCAAACTTAGCCTTCATGCTTTGATTATTTACTGTCATTATTCCTCCTACTTATAGAACTTTGGCTAACGCCAGTAAGCTTGGAAATCATTCCTTGTGACGTGCCCCCTTGGAGTGCCTCGGAGATGAGTTGATAATCGGTTTCGCCGTTCGACCTAGAATAAAGTACATTACGTAGTATTTCAAGAGTGCCAACATTTAAATTTCCTCCAGTCTTGGTATTTTTACCAATCATTTTACTTATTGAACTATGACTTATTTTGTTATTTACTATTGCTGATATCTGCCTACTTGAAAGCATATCATAATCAGCAAGTATTTTTATTTGCTTGTGCAGTTCATCACTATCCATTGAGTGAACATTGTCCCTCACCCAGATAGCTAGGTTTAATAATTCAGAGACCCTTATTTGCTCAGACCTGTTCATTAAACAATCACCTCAAGATAGCTCTTGCGGTTGTCAACTGTAATCTGTACACGTGCCTGAGAATGTAGCGCCTGAACCATCTCGTCAAACTCACGCTTACGCTTATTGCTAAACTTGCGGTAGGCTTCCTCATAGCGAATCTTTCCACCTCTGTCAATAACCAAAGCCTCCAGCTTATCAACATCTCTCTGCCATTCAGATGCAGAGATTGCGCTAGCCATCTTAATTAGGTTCTTGAACCAGTCCTGAGAGTAGTAGATTGCGGTGAGCATATGGCGAAGTTCGACCTGCTCCTTTTGTTCGTGCATCGCAAGAAGAATCGCACACTTCCAGACAGACAAGGCAAGTCGCTGGCGTGAAGGCTCAATAGAGTCACGCTCTGGGTGGTTATCTGCCCAGTTGCCCATCTCCCACTTGAACTGGTTAAATCTCTCTAGTGCTGGTTCGCTCAATCTGATTGGTCTTGGACTTGGCTCACCCTTCTTCTGCCAGAATACAACAGCATTGTAAATTCCCTTCACAAGGTTATCCATTACAGAATCCTTGACGATAACTTCATACTCGTCTGCCTGCTGAATGTCCTCAAGCTCTTTGCTTCTGTCTGGAGTTTCCGCAGTCACGTAAATAAATCGTGCCAAGAATCCAGAACGGAAGTACTCAGTAGTTAAAACATCTGCCACCTTGCTTGTGATACCCATCAAGAACATCACGAAGTTAGTTGTTGCTCTTTCAGTTTGAGACTTGCCCTTACCAGAACGGATAACCACTGGCACGTGTCCATCGTAAAGCTCAGTAAATCTTTCTGCAGCTGAGGCCATGTAGGTCTTGTTGATAAAGTCCTTGAACATACCCTGTACTTCATCCCTGTGCAGTAGGCTAGTCTTGCCGTCACGCTCTGCAAGAATTGCAGTCACACCTTCAGGAGTTGCATCAGAACCAATGTCAATCTGGTAGCCAGAGTATTTCTCAAACTCACGAATCATCCTAAGCATTAGGTTTCTGCTGGTTGACTTACGAGTTAGGGTTGTCTCACCAAGCACCATAAACCACAGGTTCAGACCCATCTTGCCGTACTTGGGTATGGCGTAACCTATATCGGAGAAGGCTGATGATAGCACAGTAAAGGCGCTCGCAATATGGTACTGCTGGGCGGCATCGGTCTTGGACTTAGCCCAATCCATGTAGTCATCAATAAAAGTTCTACGACTGTCAACAACATATTGCTCATCTTCGGTTAAAAACTTTGCATCCTCTTTTACAATAGCACTTGAGACAACAATCGGTTCTACTGGCTGATATTCTACTACAGAACCCTGCTGGTAAGAAGAACCTGCACGCTGAACCTCACGCCATAGGTCACCGTCTGCATCACCACGCTTTGGTCTAAGAGGGGAGTGATACTTATTGCACTTTGCGTTTCTAGCAACAACGAAAACTTCCTCAGCAGTCAGTCCCTGCCTAAACAATTCAAGCTCAAGCTTCCACAACAGCTTTGACATATCTGCATTGGCTGGTGGTTGCTCCATGTACAGGCCAATAATCTCTGGATTGCTTTGTATCTTAGCCATAGTTGCCATTAGGTCAGGCCACTGTGGTGGCAATTCTTTTAGTGAAAGGTCTCTGATTGGCTCAACCTCAACATCACCATACTGTTCGTTTATTTCGGTTAAGCTATAGATTGCACCATTCGAAATAGCTGTGACTGGATAGTCTTTGCCTTCTTTGCGGTTCATGGAATTTGGCACACGAAGTAGCTTAGTGCTATTCCAGCCAGACCTATCGCAACCTTGGTGAGAGTGAGCATAGGCAATCTTCTTTGCTACCAGTGCAATCTCCTGAGGGTCGTGTTGCTCATCAAGAATCCAGTAGGTGTGCCAGCGACCTTCACTGGTTTGCACAGAAATAGATGGCTCAATCAGAAAGTTTTCTGGCTGACAACTGTCAGCATCAGCATAAACTACAGATACGGTTTTAGCGTTTTCTTTTATTCTTCTAGGTGAGCCAAACAAAATAGGTGAGAAGTAAACATCACCGTTAGCGTTGTTGGTTGAGTGAATAACCATCTGCTCTTTGTCCTGTGGGTAGTCAAAGAACTTCTGGTCAGTAAGCTCACCACTAGCTGGATGCCTAGTGACAATGGTTGCAAGACCAGTTGCCTCGCCATATATGGCATCGAAGAAATCACCTGTCTTCAATATGTATCCTCCTTATAGATAAATGAAATATTTATTTGTGTTGTCCCTCGACAAGGAATCGAACCTTGTTGCACGCACAAAGGAGGAAGGCGTGAAACACCAGTGGAGGGTAATGTGCGTTGTTTACGTGACGCACCCCACGTTGCCCATTAGTTAGACCCAGACATCGGATACAACTGGAGTTGCACCAAGCGAACCTAGCAAAGAATCTGTAGTTGCTTTATCAAAGCCAGCTACTTCATTTCTATCCTCGCCGTTCTGGTCTTTCCCCACCTTGACACGAACACCAACTGGCTTACCTAGAAGCTCGTTGTTTTCTGGGACTTCAAAGTCACCAGACTTCATGTCATAGCCAAGTGCCTTAAAGAAGCTCTGAGTCTTCCAGAAGTCACCTGCCACGTAGAGTGCAATGTAAGCAAACACTCTACGGTTTTCGTACTGCCCATTCGAAATCCTAAACTGAACATTCAGTCTTGGCTTTCCCTCGTTAGGACCTGAACGCACCTGCTCTTGCTTTACATCAAAGATGGTTGCGTTATATGAACCAGCTGGAATAGCTGACATCGGTGCACCACTTGAAGATGATGTTGCTAGTGCGTCTTCGGTAATACCTGTAATTTTAATACCACTCATTACTTAGTACCTCCTTCTTTAATTAGACCCATGATTTTTTTCATGGATGGTTGTGTTATTTTTGCTGGCAGATTGAATCTATTCTTAGTAATCAACCTGTTAGATGGCGCTACAATCAGCACCCTCTGTGGTACTCCCTCTACCTCTTCAACTGTTAGATAACCAACAATGTCAGGGATTCCTGGGAGTGTGCTCTTGAATGAACCAGGAAGCATTGCAGTTGTCTTTACTGCTCCAGTGTTTTCGTCCTTGTCATCAAGTGAGTGAGCTATGATAATCGAAGTAAATGGTGCTGAGTGCAAAGACCTGAATACATTGTTAGCCCAGTTCTTCAAGTCACCCCAGCGACCAAACTTATTGTTTTGGTTTTCTGGTTTTTCCCCAAAATACTTTTCTGCTCTGTCCATTACTACACCAATCGTGTCTATGATTACAGTCTTGTATTTATGAGGTTTAGATAGCAAGTCATCAGTCACTGCAACAAACTGCTCGTGTGTTGAGATGTTTAACACATCAACATTCTTCCAGTCTCGTGCTATGGCAGATGCCCCACCTTCGGCATCAAGCAAGAGCACAGGACCCATGCCTTCAACCTCTGCTGCAGATGCGGCTAGCCAAGTCTTACCTCTGCCAGCATCAGCAAAAATCAGTATACTCTTTGGTGCGTTTAGAGCTTCTGCTTTGTGAATAAACTTTGCAAAGCTTAGCTCTGGAAATTCGCTACTCATATTTTCTCCTTCTTCCATCCTTGTATTTGACATTCTATCACATATTTGATTCACCACAAAATTAGGTGAATCTTGGGCGTGTCGCTAAATGCCCACGTTGCACTTAAAGCACAGTGGGTGTGGTGCTATTGAGTCTGGGTGTAGCCCTTCCTCAAGTTCTTTCCATAGGTACTTTACCCTATTCCAAAGTGCTAGTGCAATTGACTCATCATAGTCTACTGAATAGACCCAGATGTCGTTCTCATAAGTTCCGTCTCTGTTTATGAACACTAGGCTAGCTCTGTCAATCTTAGTGCCTGAGTTATTTAGACCCCAAGCATAGAGTTGAACTTGACCTATGTATTTCTTTAGTGTGTTCTCGCTGTCCTCATCACTCTTGAGACCAGCAACTAAGTTCTGTAGCTTTTTTATCTTTGGTCTTGAGCTGGTCTTCCAGTCAATCAGATGATTGCGACTAGGAATAACCAAGTCAGGCCGAGAGTTAACGACACCGTAGCCATCAATATCTCCAAGCGTGATTTTATCTTCCACAACAAAATCAAAGTCGTTAGCATGAACACCATTACCAATGCTGTGCTCAATGAAAGAATGAATTGCAGTTCCAATTTTGCCTCCTAACCAATACTTAATCTCTGGCTCTGGCTCATTTAGTAAAGCCTTTGCCAAGTGCTTAGTGCAAGGGTCTGATATATTACTTGCTCCAACTTTTCTTTGCAGGTCTCTCTCAGACTTCTGTGTGAATAGACTCACAGTAAAGTCTTTGACCTCAGTATCAGTCAAGCTCATAAATCATTTCCTCCTTAGTAAAGTTTATCCCACCCCAGATGCCCCACTCCTGCCTGCTAGCAACCGCAAAGTCGTAGCACTGCTTGAGTAGTGGGCAACCAGAGCAAAGAATTTCTGCTTGCTCTTCGCTTACATTTTCTGGATTGTCAATGTAAAGATTCGGTTCTAAGATGCAAGGTATGTTTGATGGTGCTGTTTTGTTTATACCCTTCTGAAGATTGTACCATAGTTCTTGAGAATTGTCAAGTAGCAACACGCTTTCTGGAATCTCAAATACTTGATTCTTTTCTTTCTTTGGTCTTGCAACGCCACCATTTTTTACCTTGTTTCTTTGATACTTCTCCCTTGCATATTGCTTGCGACATTCCCTGCAAACTCTTGCATTGTCATAAGCACGAATGAAAGTATTTTCTTCATTGAACTCATGCCCCTTAGAGCAATGAGAACCTCTTACTCTTTTCTTACCCCAAGGATTATGCTTCTCAGCTTCTTCCCATTGGTATTCCGTCACTTCTTGGGAGCTTCAAATGCTAGGCGAGTAATTTCTTCAGCTGCAAGTAGCACAGCGACAGGAGCTGCAGCTGTGATTAGCACACCAATCCAAGCCCTAAAGTCTGTAAGCTCACCATTCCAGAATGAAAGTGTGTGTGCAATGTTTGCCACCACAGAGATACCAGCGAAGGCAATAAGGCCTAGCATTGTTCTCCAAGTTGATTCACCTCTAGCCTTGAACACGACCAGTGAAATAGTGTAGGCTAGAATTGCGGCATCTATGAACACAGCAGGTAGCCACTGAATAACCTGTGGGATTCCAGTCCACTCTGATACATCATAGATACCAGTGAAGGATACTATGAAGGAGCTAACCATTAGCAACCCAACCAAGATAACCGCTGTTGCTAGAACTGGAATTGCATCAGGGTTTATTCTTGTGCCATTATAATTGTTTTCAGGTTTGATTTCTTCACTCATATACTTGTGCTCCTTCTCATCATAGATAACTTTCTCTGGTTCTTGAATACTATAAAATCCGTTTACTTCATTTTGTAATTCCATATTTATCTGCGAACTCCTCCATATCTTTTTCAAGTCGAACTATTTCTTTTCTAATTGCTTCTATGCCTATGTCCAATAGTTCCAGCCTAGTCTCTAGGTCTATCTCATTTTCCATCTTTATCCTTTGTAAAATAATTTGCAATCATACCGATTATAACAGCACCTACCGACAAAGGTATTGTCCAGTAAAGCACGAAGTGATTATAGATTTGTTTCACTTGTAGGCCACTTTCCATCAACCACCAGCAAACCAATCATTGCGTAGTTAGCTAGGTCCATAAAACTATCCCGCAGTGGTTCATTCACAGCGGTCTGATTCCTATCCACTAAGTGGTTTATGCGTGCCATCTTATCGTGCATCCGCACTCGCAGTCCGTTGATTGCTCCTCCTGGGGCATCAGCAATGTTGCGTGGTCCGTAGTCCCTGTGCTTTTGTAGCAGTAGCTCAGCATTGTAATCAAAGTATCCTCGCACAACGGAGTCAAAGGATGGGTTGGGGTTTGGTGTAACTTGGCTGAGCTTTGCAAAGAAGTCGTAGTCATCAAGCATTTAGTGCCTCCTCAATCATATCAACCAGTGCGTTAGTGTTCTCGGTTAGAAATCCTGGGTCTTGCTCGTTGAAGATATCGTAAACTCTCTGCAACTTTTCCCTAGCTTCTGTATTCAGAACGTGTTCAACATAATCCTCTGGTGTCCAGCGTGGTGGGTAAAGCTCCTTGTCTCGTTTCCATTCTAGATACTTCTCTACTTCCGCAATGTCAATCATTTGTCCTCCTCTGGTGGTATTGGTGGGTAATTCTCTTTGAGCCATTCTTCATTCATCTTAGACATTCTTCTCCTTCTTTAGTGTTCTGTTCATATTTAGTTGCTTCTCAACCAAGTTGCTAAGTTGTCCCTCATCATAAGTATCTCTTGCCAGTATGTCATAGACCTTGACTAGCTTCTGCTGACCACGCCTTCTGATGCGGTCAAGCACCTGTTGGTTTAGCACATTGCTGTCGCTGTGTGAAAGCCACACAACTGTTGAGCATACATCTTGTAGTCCGTCCACGCCTTCAGCAATCGCAGGGATTACCGCAACGATATACTTTAGCTGTCCGTTCAGGAACTTCTGCTTGGCTTCCTCACGCTGTTTTTGGTTGGCCTTACCTGACCACTCGAAAGCAATCTCCGACTTCTTATTCAGCCTACGAGCCACCAGTCTGGCATACTTCTGGCTGTCTGTCAATAAGAGCATTGGCTCATCTGGATTATCCTCAATGATTTCCATCAGTGCTTTATACTTGGTGCTCACAGACTCATCATCAAAGTCCACGTTGCCCTCAGCGTTTATCACAGGTGTTGCTAGGGTAATCTGACGTAGCCTTATCCTTGCGGCAACTGGCACTTCAGCAACTAGTGGATTGTCTTTGAGCCACACAACCAAGTCCTTCTCGAACTTGTCGTATATCTTACGCTGTGATGGAGCTAGGTCTACATACCTAATCTCTTCCACAACATCTATCTCTTTGTCTGGGTAAAGCCTGACGTAAGAAGGCAGGGCACTAACAAACCTCCCAGCATCCTTCTCGCCAACTATCTCGTGCTTAGTAAACGGAGAGTATCCCATTTCACACCAGTCGTAAGCCCAAGCCCAGAATGATTTTGGTATTAGGTCAGGCCATAGCCAACGACTCACTGCCCAGAATCCCTCGAACTTATTGCCGTAAGGTGTGCCACTCATTGACAGTTTGTATCCCGCCTTCAGCTTCATAAGTGCTCGATAGGATTTGCTGTGCCTGTTCTGTGCGAAGTGGCACTCGTCCACTACAACTAGGTCTGGTTTGTAGCCTTCCCATTGCTTGCTCCTAAAGTATTCACGACCAATAAAATACCAACCCTCTTGCCCTTCGTAGAGATTACGCAGGTGCTTGAGTCCGTTCTTGCTACTGTCAATCTTGTGTAGCCCATTAGCTTGGTAGTCTGTCTGCCTTTGTATTGTATCGTGCCAACCCCAGAAGGTGTTGAGTGGACCTATGATTAGGTTAGTCTTAGTCCCAAGCCCTAAGGCTGTCTCGGTAGCCATCAAAGTCTTGCCCGTCCCCATAAGGCTGGCGTTGAGAGTCGCTCTGGTAGGCTCTGAGATAGTCTTCTCTACTGCCTTCATCTGTTTCGTATCCAGTGTCAGCTTCGGTAATTTCGCTCTCAATGGTCTCCTTTCTTATGTTGTAATAATGTAGCCAAACTAAAAACATTGCTATACTAAGTATGCCTACCAATATCCCTCCAGTGGGTCTATGTTATCCCCATTGTCAGTTAGATAGTTCTGATAAAGAATCTCTAGCCTTCGCTCTGCTTCTTGAACGCTTTGGAAATACTCACGACCAGAGGTGCGATAACCAGATAGCCAGATATCGCCACCACTATCAACGCCCAAATCAACGTTGCGACCAGTGATGTCAGAATAATAATCGGAAAGATTACTAACCAGTTCACAAACCTCATCAAAATTATCATCAGCCACGAGCCTCCTCCAATACAGTATCCTTGTAGCCCAGCTTGTATAGCTGAACCTGAATCCACATATCACCTTCAACACAGGAGAAGTTCTCTCCGTCATCATCTATTGTGAATACACCATAGCCACTCAAGCCACTCTCGCCAAGCGAGTAAGCCTTGATATTGAAACTGCCATCATCATTTTTATAGAGCTTCCACTCTGGGTGTGGATTGAGCGTATCGCCGTCATCACTTAGCATAGCTTCATTGACCAGCTTCCTAGCTGTCGTTGGGTCTGATGAACCATAGGCAAATCCAATCTGCCTTGCTGTCTGACCTGACGCTAGAGCTTGCCTGACCGCTTCAATCACTGCTTCGTGTGCCTCAGCGGTTTCATCTATCACCATTTGCTGTGCCCTCTTACGAGCGTTGGCTAGTGCCACCTTCTCGTATGCTCTGGCAACCCTAATCTGGTTGAGCACATCATCATTTTTATTAGCCTTCATACTACCTCTCATCTTAGCATACTTCTATCCAAATCACAACTGTATTTCGGTAGCGATTCCAATATAAATCTTAGCCTGTCGGATAGACTATCCCATTTGTCGAACAAGAACCCTTTCATACCATACCAAACATCATCTTCATCAAAGTAATCGTCCTTGTATCTGATAGCGAACTCCTCAGCCTTAGTGAGCCTGAAAGACTCACCATACTCGTAGCTACCACCTTCCTCACAGACATAAGGTGCTATGAACCAGAAGTCGGTTTCCTCACTTGGGTCTTT